GTCAACATCAGAATTTTCGTTTTTGGCCAAGATTGCAACGCGTCCTTGCACAGCGCCGCCACGATGTGGCTCTTCCCAGACCCAGTGGGGAGGACAAGACACGGGTTGCCAGTTGGGGTCTTGTTAAACCACGCGTATAGCTGGTCAATGGCGCGCTGCTGGTAGTCACGAAGCATCAGCAATCCTTTTGCCAATCCACTTCATTACAGGGACTGCCATAGAATTGCCAAGCGACTTGTAGCGTGGCCCGTCTGGTGACTCTGGTTGCTTGCGCCAAGGTATGTTTGTGTAGTTGTCGGGGAAGCCTTGCAAACGCTCGCACTCGACGGGTGTGAGGCGGCGAACTGCCATGCTTGGCAAATTAACTTTTGGTATTCCATCGCCCATAGCCGTCCTTAATGGGTAACAAACCTCTTTATGCCCCGACTGGTTGTATTCATCTAATGCAAAGGTTGTCGGCTGCGCCATTTGTTGAATAATTGCAGCACCACCTTGATGCATGGCAGGATTACTACCTGAAGCGTCTAGTGTTTTTGTGGTGATCGCATCGGTGATGTGTATATCATCTTTTAATTCACCTTTACCTGGTGCAATGTTAAATGCAGTAAGCTGCGCCACGCCATGCACACCCGTTGCATTAAGCGTGTACATCGGACCGCCAACAGTAAATCCATCACCATTGCCGCCGTTTTGAGGCTGTCTGCCAATGGTGTTTTCAGCAAGGGCAATACACGGTACAAACAACGGCGCACCGCTATTAATGTGTTGATTTTCCAACCCTAATTTGCTGCCAAAACTAGCGTTCAATGTACTAGCTACATCAGCAGGCCAAGATTGAGAAATTAAAGTTTCAGTATCTGCGTCTGCTCCGCCTTTTCCCATTCTTGCTTGAATGGTTGCTGCTACACATTCTTCGTGGTTGTTGCGACTGATTCCAAAGCGCGCTGCAATTGTTCCGGCAACTTTTTGCCCCGCTTCTCTGCTCGGCGCAGGATCCCCGCGCAAGCTTTCTGGCTCAAAAAGAACCTCGGCAGCACTTCTCCAATCTCCAAGACATCCGACAACGAACACACGACGGCGTCGTTGGGCCACTCCGAAGTATTGAGCGTCAAGCACCCGATAGGCGAACCCATACCCGATTTGCCCCAACGCCCCGAGGAAGGAACCAAAGTCCCGTCCTGATCCACTACTGAGGACACCTGGCACGTTTTCCCAAATGAACCACTTGGGTTTAAACTTATCAAGAATTCCAACATAGGTAAGGGCAAGGTTGCCACGGGGATCTTCAAGTCCTTTTCTAAGACCTGCAACGCTAAATGATTGGCAGGGTGTTCCTCCGACAAGAAGGTCAATTGTTCCAATGTCCCACTCCTTAAATTTAGTCATGTCCCCAAAATTAGGAACATCAGGGTAATGATGTTTAAGCACAGCACTTGGAAAGGGTTCAATTTCCGAAAAAGCAACGGGTTCCCAACCAAGTTCATGCCAAGCCGTAGTTGCTGCTTCAATTCCAGAACAAACAGATAAATATCTCATGCCACCACCTTCGCACCAAAATTTTCACGCATATCTTCTACAAACCGATCCCCACTAGCGCACGCAGAAGGATTGGCCACAATCTCACGGCTTGTAAAGGTTTCCCAATCGCTTACGCCATTCTTGATGTCTCCCTCTGGCGTAATCCAAGTAATTACATTGTCCTTAACCTTATGTGGCCAAGGCACCAGGTCGGGGTGTAGGACGTGTGCTTCGCAACCCGTCTTTTGATTGGCAAAGTCTAGCGTTACGGAATATTCTTCGCATGACCAAGTGCCATCCTCTTTAGCCGTACTGTTAGCACAAGTCCTGCAATTAACTTCCTTAGTTAGCTGCGTCTTATGGCAGAACTCATGGGCTGCACAGAACCGGCACTCAAACCATGTTGAGTCGGTGCTGATCGGTGGTGGCATACGATCGCCAATAGCTAATCTGTGGCCACGCTCAACAGCCTTTTGTGCCACATCCTTATCAAACTTCACCCGCTCAGTGTAAATACGGTCGTCGTCCTTGCATACTGCGTAATACAGGGCGCGGTCAACCCCCATGCCGGCCATGTACATCTGCATCTGCACAAAATGTTGTGGCTTTGATTTCTCTACCCCATTCTTAAGCACATCATCAAATGACTTTTTAGCGTGTGTTTTAATTTCTAGCACATGGCGCGCTTTGGGCGCCTCGGGCACACCGTGCTCAATGATCCCGTCAATACTTCCCGACACATGGCAGCCAAAGTCCACGCGCGACTGGTTGACCCCTGTCTTCTGCACGCTAATACCAATGGCGCGCAAGTCGGATACAACCTTAGCTTCTTCCTCTTGGCCACGCCTAAACAAGCGCAAGATGCGTCCTGGGAATTTTTCCACCACAGCCATCCGGAAGGACAGCCATAGCCATCGGTCGCAGGGGTGGCCCAGTATGCTGGCACCCATATGGGGGCGAGGATCGCCTTGAATTGACTCATGGTGCTTGTCAATTAATGCCGAAATAGTGTATTCTGATTCCGGTATCTTCATGGTACCTCTCCTTAGTTTTATGCCCCCAACCGCAAGGTCAGGGGCATTTTTTTTGAGGGCGGAGTGTCGATTTGGTCTTCAACAAGATGGGACAGAAAGCCAGAAAACTTCCCATGTTGACATCCTCGAACGCTGGCTTAACCACCCCTAGTTTTACTCTTCTGCTTTTGGCAACTGCGGGATCGCTTGCTCGCGTATCTTAGCGATCAGGGCTTCAACCTGTTCGTAAGGTTGGCGCCCAAGCATACCCATAATTGCGTTAGCTTCTTCAATCGTAAATGTAAGCGTAATCATGCTGAACTCCTTATTTTTTAACCCAAGGTGGGGATGCTTTAGGGTTTGAAGCCGCAGCCGCGGGGGCAGCCGCCTTCGGTGCTACTGCACCGTTGGCCTTGTAGCCCTTCACATCATTTGATGCGCCGTATTGCTCCGACTCGCGCACATCAAGCTTAATCATCAACTGGCCGCCAATTAATTGATCAGTGTCTTGCACTGTTGTCAAGCCAATTGCTCGCATAAGCTCACCCAACTGCTGGCGACCAATCTCTTCGGCCTTGGGGTTGGGGTTCTTAATGTTCAGATTGCCGAACACCACGCGACCCTGGTGCGTAGGTCCAGTAATGTCGTAGCGCACCGCAATGTACTGGCCGGTGCCGGCCTTGGTGTTTTTGATCTCCGCACCGTTAACGATTGCGGTGTACCACCCAGCCGGCAAAGGCTCGTAGTTGTTGGTGGGTGTAGGCAGCGAATCAACGCTGAAAGTTTCAAGTAACTGTGCCATGATGTTTATTCCTTAGTGATGGTAAAAGATGGGCGACCGTTAGTGGTCGTTATAGCGTCTTGCAGTGGTGCGGTAATCAGTGGGTCTGCTGACTTCCATGCCGTAGCATTGACTTCAGGCTTCCACCGGAAAAGACTTGATAAGTGCTGCGTCAAGCCATGCTCGGCTGCCAGGTCCTGAAGCTTGTCGCTGTTGACCTTGCGATCTAAGCGGCCAACCACCTTGACCTTGTAGCCATCGGCCTCAATGTTCTGAGTACCGTCGAGTGTTTTGGGGATGCCAAGTTCTGCAACCAATTCGTCCTCAAGTGCGCGACGCAGATCAATAGCAGCCTTCTCGGCTTCTTTGGCGTCGATCCATTGTTGATAGAGGTTCATGATTGCTCCCTTGCGCGCATCATTGCATCTGCCATTTCATAAGCTTCAGTGGCATTCATAAGATGGGTGTTAAACACATTGTCAGGGTGGGCAAAAATGCCTGTCACAATCGCAGCAGCAAAATAATCACGTAATGTCATGCCACGCATTACTTCGCTGTTGATGATGGTGGGAAATGCTTGCTGTTCTTTCATATCAACCCCCAATCTTTGCAATAATGGCACCAAGGTCGGGTGCTTCCCAAGTGTCAAGCTTGCCCGAGCGATCCTTGGCTTGCCAGATACCGTCGGAGTCGCACATCAACGCACGTTGTGCCACGCCCTCAGCATCTTTCTCAACGCGCAGTGCCAGCACCTCGTCAAAGAAGTAAGGCAGTTGTTGGCCAGTCTTATTGCCAGGCATAGAAGGTGCATACAAAATGCGGCCAGTTTCGTCCGTTGATTTCTCGCACTTAGCCGTAAAATAAACGTGCTTGTTTGGAATATCGCGAAACGCACGAATAATGTCAGACATCTGCTCTTGCATTGCACCGTACGCCTGACGAGGGTCCTTAGCAATTTTCTTCTCATGGTTAAGCACCACCTCAGCAATCTCAGAGATTGAGTCCAAAGCAATCGACTCAAAGTGCTTGGCTTCGTCCGAGCTCGTCACCCACTTGTACGCTTCCATCAATGTGTCATACGATGACACCTCAACAAAAGGCACATCTGCATCAGCAATGGACAACAAACCGCCCTCAGCCGAGAACACCACTGGGTTAGGCAAGGTAGGGATAAGTGACGTCTTGCCCGAACCGGCATTGCCGTAAACAAGTAGCTTCACGCCATTGGCGTGCAAACCTTTGGTACTGCGTAGATTGATAGCCATTTGTGGCTCCTAAAGTTGATCGCTTGTTGGGGTATCCGTTTAGCGATTGATTGAATTATTGCATGTTTAATGTTATTGTGTCAACAAGTATTTTCAATTTAATTGGTGAGACCATGAGAACACAGGAAGCAATTGACCATTGGGGCGGTGTCAAGCGACTCGCAGACGACCTAAAAACATGGCCTCAGACCATTTATCAGTGGGGCGAATACCCGCCAATTGGCAGGCAGTACGAGATTGAAGTAAAAAGTGATGGTCAACTTAGGGCAGAAGAGGAAAAGGTATGACCAATCTATTGGAAATACTAGGCGCCAACTGGTCGCCCCCACCCGAAAAGACTTTTGCAGCACCTGAAGCACAGTTTATTGACGCCATTGTTCACGCAGGGCTAAACGCCCCGAGAGATTTGGTGTTGGATGGCAAAATACACCGTTTTGCGAGCGATGAAGACAAGCGCAAGAAGCCTGGTTGGTACGTTGGTTTTGAGGAGCCCATCCCTGTATTAGTTTTTGGATGTTGGAAGGCGGGTTTTACTAGCCAAAAACGCGCTGAAACAGGCGTCAAATACACTCCAGCAGATGAGATGAAGCTGTTATCTCATATCGCAGCGGCAAAAAAGCTGCGTGATGCGGAGCTTGAGCGCAAGCATGAGCTGGCAGTTGAAACGGTTGAGTTAATCTGGCCAAACTGTACCCCAGCCTCCCCCGACCACCCGTACTTGAAGCGCAAGGGCATATCCACGCATGGTGCCAGAGTGACCGGCGATGGGCGCTTAGTTGTGCCACTTTTCTCTGAAGAGGGTGAGTTGTCGAGCCTTCAATACATTGATGGCGATGGCAATAAGCTGTACCACACCGGTGGGGTGACGGGCTCACGCTTTTGGTTAATTGGTGAATTGAAGCAAACCCTGTACATAGCAGAGGGCTTTGCCACCGCTGCCACCATCCACGAAGTGACCAATGATGCGGTTTGCGTGGCGTACAGTGCTAATAACTTGTCGAACGTGACCGGCATCATGCGCGCCAAGTACGGTGCCACCCAAAACATTGTGATTGTGGCCGACAATGATATGTCAGGCGTTGGGTTAAATGAGGCCACCAAGGCAAGTGCCAAGCATGGTGCCAGAGTCGTTATGCCACCCATCATAGGCGACGCAAACGATTATGCTCAGGCCGGCAATGATTTGTTGATGTTGCTTAATCCACCAAGTGACGATTGGCTTATCTCGGCAGATGATTTCAGTGCCAAACCAGAACCCGTCACTTGGTTAATTAAGCGTTGGGTTCAAGCAATGGCACTGATTATGGTGCATGGTCCGAGCGGTGGTGGCAAGACTTTCGTGGTGCTAGATTGGGTATTGCACATGGCAGCCGGTTTGCCCAC